TGAGAAAACTAATCACAGTATATATTTTTATGATGTTATATTGAGAACTGATAAGTTTTTTAAACATATGCCAAATTTTGGCAAAAAATCATTAAAAATTTTGAAAGAATATTTAGATAAATACGGTTTAAAATTAAATACAGATTTAAAAGACATCAAGTATGAAGCGTTGAAATCTTTAAACCTTGTCAATTTAAAACATGATTATTTGTTTGTTGAAAAGAGGGGTTTTATGAAATGATTGTTACATTATCACGAAAAGAATTAAGCGATTGTAAACAAGCTGCAACTTTACGCTGGCAATTAGCAAGGTTAAGCGGTGTCGTAAATCAAAGAAAAGATAAAGGCAGAACTGACCAGGATTTGGATATGCTTGGCCTTATGTCAGAATTATCGGTGGCAAGAATATTTGATATAAAACATAATTTATTTCAAATGGGTGTTGATGATGGTAGCGATATGTTTCTGCATAATATCTCAATTGATGTTAAATCAACATTTTACCCTACGGGCAAACTGTTGTTTAAATCAAAAGCAAGTTTTAAATCTGATTGCGCTGTATTGGCCTGCAAGATTTCACAAAACCAAATTAATGTTGCTGGCTTTATACCTAAAAAAGTATTTTTAGCACAAGCAGAACAACGTGATTTAGGACATGGTAAAGGATGGATGATTGAACAATCTGAATTAATGCCTTTATCAATGCTTTGGGAAGTTGCAACAGAACAAAAAATTAAGGAATTGAACAAATGACTTTTTTTACACTTTTAAGCATTTCTTTGACTTTAGAAGGTGGATCGAACTTTGAGAAAATATATGCCAGCGCAAAAGAATGTGGTGATGCATTGCCAGCAATATATTATGAATACTATCCACATTTTCCTGATGCAATGGGGCAATGCCTGCAAACAAATAAAGTTTCATCAATGAATATTAAACCAAAATTACGTCCAGAGGGGTTAAAATTATGAATAAAGATAAAGCAATAAATGTTGGTGTTAAAAACAATCTTTTTACCACCAATAATATTTTAAATGAAGTTTTTAAAAAACACATTAAAGATTTACAAAAAAACCAACGCGATGAAACGCCTATGTTAAATGAAAAAGGTCATTTTGTGAGGTTTATTGATGTCGATTGATCCCAGAACTGTAAGGCAAATTAGAATGGCAGCTGAACAAGGCTTAACGCAAGCAGAAGCTTCAAGGCTGTTAGATATGAACCAAAGCTATATAGCGCGAGCAAAAGCTTTATATAACATTAAATTTATAATGCATGAGGATAAATATGCACATTTCAGAAGCCCACAAGATGACATTGAGATTAATGAAAATGAACTCGTTGATGATAGAGGACATGAAAAACCCAGACCCAACCAGGGACAGGAAATACTACAAATGGTTTCTGGAGGAACAACAAGCTTTAATGGAGAATATGGAGTTGAGACTGAGAAGCCACCGAAAACAATCCAAGAACTTAAAGAAAGATTAAAACAAAACGATAAGCAACATCATTACGAGATAATATATTCTTTTAAGCTGCAAGAATTTGAAAAACAGCAAATTAAATTAGGTTTAAGAACCCCATTACATAAGGGAAGAAAGATACAAAGTTTATCAACATCAAGTGCAAATAAAAACATTGCGTTAAACTCACAAAGCTTTCCCGCAAAGCATGAGACAGCTAAACAACAGCGTATTTTAAAATCAATTAATCGTGGTGGCAGATATACAACATCTATGATTGCAAGGAATACAGGTTTAAGCGTTTCATATGTTGCACCGCAATTAAATGTACTTTTTAATCAAGGTTTAGTCTTGCGTAGTAACGAAAAACAACCACCTTTTATTGGTAGTTTAGATGGTAAAAAAACTTATCGTTACGTTTATTTTAAAAAAAATAATAATTAGTATATTGCACCCATATGATTTATATATATAACTGACTATAAAATAAAATGGAGAACAAAATGGATAAGAAAAGATTAATAAGTTTTAGTGAAAGCCAAGACCAAGCAATAAGTGAGGCAGCACATAAGAGTGGGTTATCATTCACAGCATATGTTCGTATGGCGGCTCTTATGCAAGTGACAAAACAAGGTGTGGAAGTTAGCCCACCAAAGGAAGATTAATATGCTTTCAATATTTGGTATTGATCCAGGATATAGTGGTGCGATTGCGATTTATTGGCCTGAAGCCAATAAACTCGAAATCCACGATATGCCAATAATGTTAAATCATGCTGGCAAGAATATTATAGACTGTCATACATTGCTTAACCTTCTTGAGCCTGAAACGAAAAACAGGTTTGCAGTAGTAGAGCGTGTAAGTGCAATGCCAGGACAGGGTGTATCAAGCGTATTTAGGTTTGGTGAGGGCTATGGAATGTTGCAAGCATGTATTGCAGCTAACAAGCATCCATTGCATTATGTAACGCCCGCAAAATGGAAGAAACACTTTGGTTTAAACAGGGACAAAGGTGTAAGTAGAAGTAAAGCAACCGAGCGTTTCCCAGAATACGCAAATTTGTTTAGTAGAGTCAAAGATGACGGACGCGCAGAAGCCGCTTTGATTGCATTATATGGAGCAGAACAACTAAGTTAGGAGGATAGTCTATGACTATGATTTTAAGTAATAAAATGAGCAATGAAGAGTATCATGCACATGAGAATATATCGTCAAGTGATTTAAAGGCAGTAGCCAGCACAACATTACATCATTGGAAGGGTAAGGTACGCAAAGAAAACCCTGCTTTTGATTTAGGTACGGCAGTACATGCGATGCTACTTGAGCCAGAGAAAGATTTAATTGTGCGTGGGCCAGAGACAAGGCGCGGTAAGGCGTGGAGTGAGGCTAAAGAAGACGCAGAGAAGCAAAATAAGCTACTCCTGACCGAAGCTGACTATGATTTAGCATGTGATATGGCTAAAGAGTGTTTATCGCACTCCATGGGAGCTAAATTGCTGTCTAATAAAGAGTTGATAACAGAAGCATCGTTCTTTGTTACGTGTCCTGAAACGGGATTAGGGTTAAAGACTAGACCAGATGGTTTTATATCATCTGCTGGCCTTGTCATTGATGTTAAGACTTGCCAAGATGCAAGCCCCAATGGGTTTGAGAAAGCTGTAAGGAATTTCAAATATTCCATGCAACAAAGTTTTTACAGATATTGCTTAGAGATTGAAGGAATTAATATTACTAATTTTATATTTATTGCAATTGAGAAAGAAAAACCACATGCAGTTGCATGTTATGAATTGTCAGATAAATATGAAAGGTTTGCGCGCCAAGAGATGATGCAAACATTACACAAGATAAAACGGGCAAAAGAAACTGATGATTACAGCACTGGATGGCCTGACTTAGATACAATATCTTTACCACCTTGGTTAGATGGTGAGATATAATTAATCCCAGCGTGAGGGTGTCACGTATTTTAAAGGAGTTGTAAAATGCAACATATGATAAGCGGTGTAACCGCATTGTACCCTAGACTTAATGGTACTTATAAATTTGACACACAAGAAAATAAGAGCGTTAAGTGCCATGCACTTGATGAGGGCGCAGCTTTTGAGATGTCATTTAAATTAGATGAAGCACAAGCAAAGGAGTTACATCAAGTTTGCTCGCAGGCATATGCCAATGCAGCATCAATGGATACAAAACGTAAATGGCCTGATAAGCCAACTAACTTACCATACAAGAGAAACGCAGATAATGAGATTGTTGGTAAGTGTAAGTTAAAAGGATCATATGGTGGGGATGTTACACAACCACCAAAACAAGTAGATGCAGCACGTAATAGATTGCCAGATGATTTTATGCTGACAACAAACTCAAAAGTTAATGTTGCAGTTATGATAGTGCCTTATAACACGGGTAGTTTAAATGGTGTTTCATTACGTTTGCGGGCAGTACAGGTATTAGAACTTGCTGAATTAGAAGGTGGAGATGATCCATTTGATAAAGTAGATGGCTTTGTATCACCTAATTCAGATACAATATTTAATAATGCACAGCCAGCAAAGCCAGCACAGCCAATTAATGGTCAGGACTATGATCCATTTGCAGCTAGTGTAGCTTCACAAGCACCAGCTTCTAATGATGTGTTTGATGATGATATTCCGTTTTAGATGAAAAATGCCTCTTGCTTTAAAAATGTCCATTAAAAAAAGCAAGAGGCATGAAATACCCCAAAACAAAAGGAATATATAGATGATACATAACAATAAAACAGAAAGCAAGTTCCCAGCAGCAATTTGGTCAGAATTTGGGACAAAGATAATACAGGGTTTAGAATTAAAGAAAACATCTAAAGGTGAATATCACGGCCCATGCCCTAGTTGTGCTGGTAAAGATAGATTTTGGATTAAAGAGCATAATGGTGAGGTGCTAGTACATTGCAGGCAGTGTAATGATTTTAAAGAAATAAAAGATAGGATGAGAGATATGTCTCTTTGGCCTACAGAAAATCATATAAGTGCTATACAAGTGGAACGCACAGATAATATAATTTGGCCTGAAAGAGATACGAGCATTACACATTCTTACCTTGATAAAAAGAAATTAAATTTAAATAATGCAATCATTGATGGTGATAACTTATGTGTACCCATTATTGATTCAAAGGGTAAACGTGTAGGCCATCAACTTATTACGGCTGAAGGCCGTAAGAAGTTTTCATATCAAATGCCAGTGACAGGAAACTTTAGTGTTGTTGGGGGTCAAATAGTTGATTTTGCTTATGTTGCAGAAGGTTGGGCAACAGCTGCAACAATATATGAAGCGACAGGAAAGCCGTGTGTTTTTGCATTAAACGCAGGCAATATACCAGCAGTTGTTGATAATCTTTTGCAGGCCAAACCTGATTGCACGTTTGTTGTGGCAGGTGATAATGATGAGGCTGGCAGAAAAGCATGTGAAAGAGCGCAAGAGGATCATGGAATAGAATATATTCTACCTGACATGGAAGGCTGGGATTATTCTGATATGTGGTTAGAACGTGGGCCAGATGAAACAGCACAAGCATTAAAGATTGAAAGTGTAATAAGCCAAGTATTCTTTCCTTATGACGCAAAGCCACAGCTATCTAGTAATTATTTAATGAAGGGTTGGTTTGGTGAAGGGCAGATGTCAGTCATATATGGCCCATCAAATGTAGGTAAATCTTTCTTTGTATTAGATATAGCATGGCATATCTCTGCCAATGAAGCGTGGAATAATAATAAAGTTTCTGGTGGCAGTGTATTATATTTAGCCACTGAAGGGGGTATGGCATTTCATAATAGAGTTGTAGCTATGAGACAGCACTATTCTTTTCATAAAGACGTTAAATTAGCTGTCAGGCCATCTCCAGTAAATATGCTTGATGCAGATGTAGATATGAATGTGCTGGCTAAATTATGTCGTGAGGTTTCACGAATACATGGGCCTGTTAAGATGATTGTAATAGATACTTTATCAAGAGCTATGTCTGGTGCAAATGAGAATAGCCCAGAAGATATGACAAAGTTTATTGGTAATTGCGATCAGTTACGTGAGCTTACTGGAGCGCATGTTGCTACAGTACATCATTCAGGAAAAGATAAAGCAGCAGGTGCAAGGGGTCATAGCTCTTTGCGAGCTGCAACTGATACTGAAATAGAATTAGATTACAATGAAGAGACAGGATTGCGTACTGCAAAAGCCACCAAACAAAGGGATTTGGAAACTGGAGCAATATTTAATTTTAAATTAAAAGTTATAGAGCTAGGCCAAGATGATGATGGTGATGCAGTGACAACATGCGTAATAGAGAAAGCATCATCTGAAGAGGTTGAAGAGGCAAGTCGCCCGCAAATAAAAGGTAAAAACCAAACTTTACTTCGCAGTGTGTTTAAACAGTTAAGATCAGAAGGTTTAGGTAATCCAAATCCTGGTGGTGTTGGCTGGCCTGAACCAAGAGCTTACCATGTTATATCTGAAGAAACTGTTAAGGATCACTTTATTGGAAAATGCAGTAGCGCAAGTAATCCTAAGACAAGTTATAAGCAGGCTTTAACTTCACTTATAGGATCAGGTCATGTAGCAATGAATGACGGATTTATGTGGTTTACTGATAACAGTGGTAAGGCCAAACAAAGGATTGAATAATGAAAGAATACAATAACATTAGATCAGATGTTTTAATGCAGGCTTTAAACTTAATTAATGGTGATAGGGAAAAAGATTACGGCACGCCAAAAGAAAACTTCAATACAATAGCAGAAATGTGGACAAGTTATATGGGGAATAAAGTTGATGCATCTGATGTTTGTAATATGATGGTTTTGCTTAAAATGGCAAGATTGCGTAATGGGGGTCATATTGATTCTAGCACAGATGCAGCGGGTTATGCTGCATTGGCTGCGGAGATGTCAGACGCTTGCAAAGAGTAGTACATTTAGGTTATGCTTAATTAAGCGGGTTTCTCCTCCTCCTACACTTGATTGCTCAGTGTGACCCG